TATATTCTTCTGAGCTTTGGCGAGCGCCTTCAAGAACTTCTCGTTCTAACGTATGGCGTAACTGGGCATGGTCCCGCAGTGTTTCATACAACACTTTATATTTAGGGTCTGTTTCCCAATCATTAATAGCAGTTTTACTTGCTTTTCCAAGAGCCGTTGCTGTTTTTATGCCTCCGTACCGAGCTGCTAGTATAGGATACGCTAGTAGGGGGACAGAGCTTAAATTTACTACGCCAGAAGAAACATTACCTGCCATAAACAAAAAATAACTACCAGTGGTAGCACCAGCGGCCCAGGGAGCGTACTGCGGGTTTAAAGTAAACTCTTCTCTTCCTTCTCCTTCTTTCTTACCTGCAATATTTCTTCCTAGAGAATGTATAGTTGACTCTGAAGGGTCTGAAGGCGACAGTTGGCTATAGCCCGAAGCCTGTGAACGTACTTTATTAAAACCTTCTTGTATTTTAGCGTTGTATTTAAGGTCAGCTAGTTTACGCTCCCACTTAACCATCGACTCCCCCCAGACACGAAGTATATCGTCTGAAGCCCCAGCTATATCTGCTGAAGTTTGAAACTGTTGCATTAAAGAAGTGTCAGGAAATAAATCTACATATGCTTCGTATACGCTTGTAGCCAAAGCTTGCGCTTGTTCTTTACCTAAACCTTGCTCTTCACCAGTCTGTTTCACTGCTTCCATAGCATCTGCAATAAAGTTTTCTGGAGGAAACGAAGCTGTAACTGTGCTTTTAATACTATTTAAAGTAACGTAATCATTTACTTTTAATTTTTTTGTTTGTTCTTTTAAACTTTTTCTTTCTTCTTCTGTTTCAGCTTCATTTAATTGTTTTTGAATTTCAATACGATGGTTTAAACCCAGTGCTTTTATTTCTTTATTTCTTTTTGACCTAGACTCAAAGGTACGGACAGTTCTTTCTCCTGTAGCTTTATCTACATAGATTAAAACAAAATCACCATAGCGGCGAGCCGGTATATAACCTGCAATAGGTTTTTCTGCATCAAATTGTTTTTTTACTTCGTTTCTTAACTCAAAATCTTTTATAGAATTAAGAAGAACATTTACATAATCTTTATACGTTTTATCAAAATCAGCCCGCATGATCTTGTACATATTTTGTATAGATTTTCCTCCTTCCATCTTACCAAGTTTTTCAAACGTAGCTTTACCTTCCTTGTAAGCTTTTAATCTTTTTTCTTCTCTAACTAATTCTTTGCCTGTTTTGTTTTTGCCTGTCTTATCTTTAAGACTAGGTGCCGGTTCAAATATATCTACTCGTGCAAGCCGCATAGCTATAGCCATTTTACCCATTGTTTTCATGGCAGGGTTGTATTTGTCAGCCAATTTATAAAACTGTTTATATTTTTTATTAATTTCTGCAATGCCTTGTTCTTGTTCTCCCTGGCGTTTTTCTACGAACTCAATTATTTGTTTAATGCCGGGTAAATGCTTGCCATAGGCTTCCATTAAATTATCAAGACGAAGGGCACCGGACGCTCCTGTTTTAAGTTTGTCAACAAAATTTGCTGGTCCTTCTATATTTTCCATTGTTTCTTTTAAACGTCGAGAACGAAACGGCGGCAGCTCATCGCTTGCTTCTTTAAAAACTACTTCTGGATTTTCATTGGCAAAAAACATACGTTCTAAACGGGAAGGTTCTATAGAAGGACGCGCTTCTATAACATCATTTAAAAATTTAAACGACGCATCATACGCACTTTGGCCTTTACGAATGTTTAGAAATTCTAAAATGGAATCTATTATAGTGTCCCAAAGTGATTTACTTTTCGGTGCTTTTATTGTTTTAAGAAGGTTTTGAAACTCAGAATTACCTACTAGCTCTGCAACAAACTCATAAAGATCAGTCCCTCCGTAAGCATCCCCCATCTGGGTTTTTATAGAAGAATAGAACTCAAAAAGTTTTTTTACTTCTTTAGAATCAGGGTTAGCTAATAAACGATCCAAACCCGCATGAGAAAGTTCATGGAAGAACGTAGCTTTATTCATTCCCCTTTCGGGGTCTAACGCGATAACCCTTTCTTCCGAGTAATAACGACCCACTTCTTCTGGATCAGCAAAAGATTCTATACGTACTTTAGTACCCGCAGCTAATTTACGTAGCTTACGTAAAACAGGTCTTATTTCTTTAGGTTCTGAAGCAAGGAGTATTTCAATAGTACGATTTAAACCCCGTACATTATTTGCATACTCTTGTATTATTGGGTCTATTTCTTGAGGTTTTTGCGGGTCTATTATCTGGGCAAGTCTTTTCTTGTCACTAGCATCTGCGGTATATTTCGGTACTCCCGGTAATATGTTTGGCGTACCTTCTACTGTTATACGTTTGTTTAACTCCGTTTCTACTGCGGGGTCATCTATAGATAAGTTTAGCTCTTCTGCTATCTCTTGGCGTTTAGTGTTTCTAAACGCTTCAACATCTTTTGGTAAATCTTTTTCTAATTGTGTTTTCTGTTCGGGAGTTAATTCTTTATCTGTAGCTTTAGCTTTTAGCGCTGCATCATAAGCTTTTAATAGTCTACTTTTTTCAGCAATATACAAAGTATTCCACTCTTCAGTTCTATTGTTAGGTTCATCTTTTTTTAATGGTTTACCTTTGTATTTTTCCGTCATTTCTTTTGTTGCAAATCCATGAGCGGCAGTATTAATTTTTTCTCGTTGTTTCTCCTGTAATTTATCCTGAATTTTTTTTGCTTCTCTGTTTATTTTTTTAAGTTTAGCGGTTGCTTGTTGTTTTGTTAATTCTCTATTAGCAGCGTCAACACTTGCATCCGCATCTGTATCTACATCTTCACCTTCCAGAGCACTTACTTCTTCTTTAACATCTTTAAATGTGTCTGGTACTTTTTTGTTTTTAACGTCTTTTGCTATCTGTCTTTTAGCTTTATTAAACGCTTTTGTTTCGTTGTCACTTCCTTCTTCAAATTTAAAAACGTCACTTACATACGTACTAGCTGACTCTACACCTAGCTCTTCTGCTATTTTGTTTTTTCTTAAGTTATCTGCGCCTTGTAAACTTCTTGCATTTTTTAAAATTTGTTTTTTATGGTCTTCTCTAATAATATCAACACGCGCTATAAAATTATCTTTTATAGCTGTAGAAAGTTCTGATTCAAGCACCCAGTCTTTAGCATTTTGTGTAGCTTTAATAGTATCTACACTACGCTTTAATGCAGTTCGCCTCGCGTCCGTTGGTATTAATTCAAGTGCTTTTGTTAATACTTCTTTTGGAGGAGTAGGCAATCTTCCTGTTGAACTTCGGACTGAGACGGGGCGGCTGTCTATTATTTCTTGTTCAATACCGGTAGGGTCTAAAGCTACATCTATAGCAAGTTCTTCTAAAGCCAGTTCAGGATAGGTGTCAACAAAAGGCATATTAAAATATTTATTTATAGCTAAAGCACGTTTTCTTTTTTCCCCTTTTAAGTTGCTAGCTTCCCCTTTTAGTTTGCCTGATTCAGCATTTACATCATCTACAAGTAAATCATCTTCGGCTGTAAACCCTGGAATATTTTGTGCATTTTTTAACCCCAGCCAATATTCTTCCACTGTTTCTGCATCTGCAAGGTACTCAGTGTAAGCTATAGGGTCTTCTGCACTTTTTGAAGGGTCTATTGTACTGTCTGGTCTTAAACTAAATATTTTTTCTGTAATTATATCTAGTTCTAGTTTTGCTTCTTCAATTGCTAGTAAGTCTTCTTTTTCTATGTTTGGAAATTCTTTTTTTGTTCTTGCTTGTTCTTTAAGGGCTGCGGCTGCATACCCTTTTGTTGTACGGTAGGACTTAATTACATCACTAATTGGTCTTTCTAAATCTATTGTAGAGAAAAAAGCATCAACTTCTTTAGTTTTTCTTAAGCCCCTCGCTTTATTTATGTCTATATACTTAAGAATACCCTTAGTCGTTTCTTGTGTAGTGGGCATTTTAAATTTAGGAAAAATGGAATTAGTTTTTCCATCCCTAAGTGCTCTAAGAAACCTTCCTAAATCTGTTTTTTTATAGCCAGCCTGAATTAAGTTTTTTAATATCAAATCATTTTGTATTGCTCTTTCTACTCGGTCTCTGTAATTGTTGTAAGCCTTATTTTGTTCAACTACCGCATTGTCTACTAGCTTACGAAACGTTCTGTCTGGTGTAAATTTAAACAGCTTATCTAATCTTCCTTCCGAAAGACTTTTAAGATAATCGTCTATTTGTCTTTGTTGGCTAACCCCACTTTCTTTTTCCATTTTATTTTTAACAGAATCTACATAGCCGTCATAGCCTGCTTCTGTGTCTATAAAAGCTTGGAGGTCTTCTTGTTCGCGTCTTGTTAACTCATCTGCTGCGTCAGATACAACAGTTTCTTCTACGCCTTGTAATTCAAATTCTCTTTTAATTGCTGCATCCGCTGCTTCTTCACCACGAAGCTCGGCGGTTTCTACAGCCTCGTCTTCTAGCACCCCTTCATTTATTAATTTTTCATAAACCTCATCTACTACACGTTGCCTAATTTCTTCAGGGTTTTCATACGCTGCCACCCCTTCCAGTTGTCTTTCTTCAATGCCGCGTTCTGCATAACTTTTTTCGGATTCTTTCCTTTTGCGCCAATATGCTCTGTCAGCTTCTTCCATTCTTTTCTGTCTGTCTGCCTTAAGTCTTACTTTGTCTTCCTGCGCTGCTTCTTCTTCTTTTTCTTCAAATGTTTCTGTTTCTTGTTCCCCTGCTAGCCTTTCTATCTCTGCTTCAATATCAGCCAGTTCTGTCCCGCGTGGTTTTATAATGTCTGAACCTAATGAACTAATAGCTCCGACTGGCGCACCTACCGCACCCTCTAATGTGGCAGCTCCTGTTACCCCTCTAAAAGTAGGCGTATCAATACCTTCTCTTTGAAGCGCGATGTTACTTGCAAATTGTTCCTGCCCACCCTGTAAAGCTTCAGGCAATGCTTCTTTTAATGCTGTACGAGAAGCTTCTTTTATAAGCCCTAGCTTCGTTGCATTTTTTAACCCTTCCGCAGACACATCTCCAGCTAACCTTCTTCCTACTCCACTGGTAAGGATTTTTGGTTCCATGCCTACTTTTGAAGCTATCCCCCCAAGAAAACCACCGAAAGCAATGTTATCTAAGTTATTTCCACCGTATGCCTGCGCTTCTTTTGCAGCTTCTTTAGCATCGGCTTCTGATACACCAGCGCTTATTAATTCTTGGAAAACAGCATCGTTAATAGCGCCTTTAGTAATACCAACTCCAGTTAATACTCCTACACCAGTAGCCACACCCCTTGCACCTAGACCAGCCATTCCACCCAAAATACCTGCGACTAAGACCGGCACAGAAGTACCAAAAGCATTTACAACTAAATCTACGGGAGCAACAGTTAAAGCTTTAAGACCGGCTACTACTTGAGCACCCATTCCTTTGTCTTCGGCTTCTTTTAATATCCGAGCAACTTCTTGCTGGTCCCGTTTAGACTGGGCAGAAAGAAGGCTGTCTAACCATTCTTCAGTACCACTTAATGCCTGGGATAAAGGGTTACCTGCACCTAAAGTATCAGTAATAAAACGAACACCCGAAACAGCACCTTTTCCGAATTGGAGACCCACGTCTGCTGTTTCTCTAAAAAGGCTTCTATCGCTTGCATCTGGCAATGGCAAGGAACTATCACGGGGGGCAGGAGGGGCTATGCTAGGCATCGAACCGCCTAGCAGAGTAATTGGATTGAACACAGGAGAGGTAGGTGTATCTAAATCTAAAGCTGCCTGTGCAAAACGCTTTGCATTGACTGTATCTCCTTGTGCTTTGGCTTTATTAAAAGCCTTAACTGCTAAATCTAAATCAGACATTATTGAATATATGCTTCCATTTCACTTCTAGTAGGACCATCTAACCCTCCCATATTATCTAATACTGGGCTTTGTGGGAGCGCCCCAAAGAAAGCCGCTAAAGTAGCTATTATTACTTCGGGATCGTCCATAGATAAACCCTTTTCCTCTGCTATTTTGGCTGAATGCTGTTGAAACCCTGTATCGTTATAAACCGCTGCATAGAGATTAGATAAATTCGCACGTTCTTGTGCGGCTATATTTTCCCTGTCTACAGCTAGTTTATCTTCCAAGGCATCCAGTTCTCTTCGTTGCGCGTTTCTTGTTTCTAAATTTGCCATAAGCTGCAAACCTTCTTGCCCTCTGGCAGCGCCTCCTCCAAGACCTAAAGTTTGCATTGCCTGATAAAGGCGTTGCGCTCTTTCAGACCCAAGAGCATTACCAACCTGACTCATAATGCCGGGTCGCGCTTCTTCACGTCTGCGTGCTTCCAAAGCTGCTCTTTGTTCATCGTAACTACGTTGAGTCTCATCTAACGGGCGTTGGCGCATCTCTGCTACCAATTCAGGATATGCTTCTGAGAATGCTTCCACATCAAAAGGTCTACTGCGATCAAGATTTGATGTGTCCCTTGAGACTTGAGTTTGAGCTTGAGCTTGAGCTTCGTCTCCCCCAAGTGCGCTTATTCCCGCTGATATAGCACCGGGTGTGGCTGCTACTCCGGTAGCACGCAAAGGATCAAAAACTCTAGGGCTAATTAACGGGTCTCTGGCTGCTGATGCTCTTCTTATATCAGGATTTCTACCCCCTACAGGCTTTCCTCTACGTGTTTTTAACGCGCCGGGTATTCTTTCTACGGCTGCTCTTGGATTTATTGCTTCCTCAAACCCTTTTTTACCCCTTAACACAGTAGGTTTTCCTGCTTTATTTAATAAGGTAGGGTCTTCTATTTTAAAATCTTTGGTGTATTGTCGGGGTTTAGTAAACATTTTTTGACCTACTTTACCTAATTTACTTCCCGGTCCAAATGCCCTTCCTAGTGCTGCTATTCCTCTAGGTGCTAAAGCTCTGGCTCCCAGCATACCAGCCCGCCCCAGGGCAACACCCCAACCAAGTCCCGGTACAAGCATAAGTCCTAGAGAAGCAGCTTCCCACTTATTGTTTTTTGCCCAGTTAATGGTCTTATTTATCATGTCATCTTCATCTGATAAATCTTCAAGTGGGACAAATTCTTCTTCGTCTGTTTCGCTTCCCGAACCAAGTGTTCCTACATTAATATTGCCAGAGCCTGACATGGAACCTACCGCCCCTCCGGGTTGAAAACCAACTCTTCCTCCTTCTTTAAAACCAAAGAGGCTTTGTAAGTAATCTTTTATTTCAGCAAAATCACCCATAGCACCTGGCTCATATACTTTACCTTTATACCAACTAGGAAGTTCATCTTCTGCTTGCTCATCTTGATAGCGTCTAACAGCTCCTTTAGCATCTGGAAACATTTGGCTAAACCTATCTGCTTCACTCATTATTCCTGCATTAGAAGATTCAAATTCTCTATCAGTATCTATACCTCTAAGAGTCCGAGCGGGGTCAGCCCTGTTTACCATATCTTGAGTGTCGGCCCCCATTTGTTGTTGACGGCCTATGCTTTGTAAATATTCTAAAGCCCCTTTAGCACCTTCATCTTGTTGTCGTCCTACTTCACGCAAAGAACCTATAGCAGGGTTTTCCCGCAATGTTCTTCTTCTTTGTGCGTTAGTTATACCAGGAGATACATTATTGCCAGGGCCACCAAACTGTCGGTTTTGTGCTGCATTTAACAACGCAATTTCATTTTCATGTTCTTGTTGTTGTTGATTGTCTTGTAGCCTACCTACTTCACGCAAAGAACCTATAGCAGGGTTTTCCCGCAATGTTCTTCTTCTGTCTGCCGCAGCTAAACCGGGAGATACGTTATTGCCGGGTCCACCGGGAGTTAAAGCATCTCCAACTAGGTTTGACCCTGCAAATCCAGCAGCCCCCGCAGCAGCCGCAGTACGTCCGGGTGAAAAAGCACGGTTATACTTTACTCCAGGTAGAACGGTGTTTCCGCCCGGATCACCAAGCCGTCCTCTTGAAAAGTTTGTTAAATCGCTAGCCCTCATCATTTGACCAGTTGCCGGGTCTCTAACCGCACTGCCCGGACCTGACTTAAGGGGTCTAGTAAACAAATTCCGAGCGCCTTCACGTATTCCACTCCCTATTTGTTTCGCTGCGGCTATCCCTCTAGGTGCTAAAGCTCTGGCTCCCATTGCCGCACCCCGTGCTCCTGCCATACCCCAACCAACTCCCGGTATAAACATTAACCCTAAAGAAGCAGCCTCAAATGGGTTTTCTTTTGCCCAGTTAACGGCCTGACTGACCATGCCTTCATCGTCTGCCATACTGGAAAGAGGTACAAAATCTTCATTCATAGCACCACCTGCTAATTGGTTTCTAATGTTACCAACATAATTTCCTGTTTCTTGCGGCATATCTCTTCTACCCGCTTGTATTTCATCAAGAGCTGTTGGTCCTACATTGTATGCTTGTAAAGCATCTTCCATGTTGCCATATTTATTAAACATAGCTGTTAAATAGTTTCGTGCATAATCTCGTTGTTCTTCTTCAGAACTGTTATATACGTCTATAGGTTCAACACCGTATCCGGGTTCTAATCCAGCTTCAGGGTTAATTTGGTATGCTCCATAGGCATAGCCTGAATCAGCATCAGGATTACCACCACTTTCAACTTGTCGAATGGCATCTAATACTGCATCTATGTCCATATCAGCAAGGTCTGTGGAAAAAGGACTGTTTTCTACAAGTCCTCGATTAGCATAGCCTACGATGCCACCGTGGGCCATTTCTTCAGGGTTAGGCTTTGGGCCTGTAAATCTTAGCCCCGGACGATCTCGCGTTACATACTTCATTAACTCGTCTGTGCTGCTAAATTTAGGATAGGACTGCCCTGATCTGGCTGTAAGTAAGTCGCTTACAAACCCTTGGTCAAACCCTGAATAGAAATTGTCTGCTTTTTGTTGGTAAGCAGCGGTATACTGAGGCGCTACATATTTGCTTTCTTCTTGTAATTGTTTTTCCCCTTCCAGAAACTCCATTACCATCTCACTGCCATACTTATCCATAAGTGCAGGGATGGGTTGTACATTCCCTCCATCCTGATACCCAACAATCCCACCCATTGCCATTCGTTGTGTGGGCATCGCGCCGGGTCTTGTTGCTGGCATACTTCCAGCTTGAGCCATAGCTGCGGGCATACCACCGGGCCTTCTAGCTGCTTGCTGTAAGGCTTTAAGAATTTGTTGCCCTTGCATTTGTTGCCCACGTTGTTGAAGGCCAGGAGCCGCAGTAGCCATAGCTTCTTGTTGTCCTAAGCCCCCCATCCCACTTAAACCTGCAAGTTTTTTATCAATTATAGGAGCACCGACACCACCAGCAGCCGCTTGTTTGGCTCGTTGATCTTCTTGCATGTCTTTCATTAAATTTTCTAACGCAATACCAACCAACAACTTAGGGTTTTGTTGCTGCATTTTTTGCAACGCATTTACGCCTTTATCTTCGTAGGCATTTACTTGTTCTTGTACGTTAAAAACCATTGTTTATATCCTTGAATAATTTACACGGAGGTAGCCATCTTCACCCTTTATCAAATAAACCCGAAAATATTCCTCCTCCTGTAGTAGTAGTAGTTGTGCCCCCTGAGCCTGTGGTTTTAGTTGGTTGTGCAAACATTAAATCTAAAAAGGTTCCAGCCAAACCTAAATCAGAAAGAACCTGACTCATTCCGCTGGGTTCTACGATGTCACGAGATATAGCTTCGGTTGGAAGTCCTTGAAGCAACGACTGCATATACTGGACTTTCTTAAAAGGGTCGTCTCTTTGTTCTTTAAACTGTCCAATATCAGCTAATACACCTTCCTGTTCTATAGCACGCTGTTGTTCACCGCCTTCTAACTGAGCTTTTAAAGCATCTAAACCATAACGTCTTTCTTCACCGAATAAATCCGAAGCGCGGTCATAAGCATCTTTATAGCCTTGTCCTGTTACAGCCGCTGCCCTGTCTAAAAACCCTCTATCTAACTCTGCTCCCGCCACTGCTTGTCGGCCCCCACCAAAAGCTCCTGCTTTACTGTACTGACCTTGCATTTCGTTTTTTGCTATTTGATTTTGCCTTGCCATTGCATCAATTTGAGGTTGGAGAGCAGCTTGTATATACGGATTCATATATTGCTGTACAACACTAGCATCAGCCGCAGTAGCGTCGGTTCCGGGTTGATACGCTGCCCCTGTAAAAGACCCCGCTGCACTTGCTCCAGGTAAAGCTAGTGAACCTAACCCCCCAAACCCTTGGGTTTGTAAACCTGACGCACCCGCAGTTAATGCACCGGTATACGCATCATAAGGCGTAGAAGCAAGTGCCTGCCCCTTACCTAGCATCTCAGTTACGTATGGCGCTGCCCAATCAGATAATGACTCTTGGGAACCTGTTTCTGCTCCTACTGCACTTCCGTTACTCATTTTTAATCTCCTAAGCTGGCATCATTTGCATAGGGTTTATTTCCGGGCCTTGTCGAGTAGTCCCGGTACGTTCTTCACGTAACCTATCCATCATTCCATATAGTTGTTGTGCGCCTGCTTCTGAGTTGCCATTGCCTAAATGACTTACTACATCAGCAGGTATTACAAATTCACCATCACTTAATGCGGCGGGTTGTGCTCCATCTATTGTGGCAGGTACTTGATCTGCCAGGCCGTCGGTAGGCCCACCTAAATAATAGCCTTGGCTTTGCATTAATCCGCCCCCCGCAGCTTGTACTGTGTTAGCAGCATCATGTTCTGCAATTAACGAACTAAGCTGTGCTTCTGTTACATTTAATGCACTTGCTATTTGTGATAAAGAAAACCCTAACTCTGCGCCACCCACAGAAAATTCTTTTGCTATTGCAGGGGTTATAGTAACAGCATCAGAACCAAACCCTAAATTTGATAAATAGCTATAAAGAGTAGTACCCCCCGCCGAAGGTGCTGTATAGCTTGAAATAGCATTTAAAGTATCAACTGTTACCCCTAAAGCACTGGCTATATCTTCTAAACTAAAGTTTGACTCTCCAAACGCAGTTATATCTTCAGCGGTTATGTTCCTTCCAGCCCCACCAAAACCTTGATTAATTAGATAATTTTGTAACCCGGATAAACCAGTTGAACTAGCAGCATCAGCTCCTACTGCATTTAAATCAGCAACAGTCAGACCCAAGGCACTGGCTATATCTTCTAAACTAAAGTTTGACTCTTCAAACGCAGTTATATCTTCAACGGTTACAGCTCTACCAGCCCCACCAAAACCTTGTTCTGTTAAATAGTTTTGTATTCCAGATAAACCGGTTGCTTGAGCAGTTCCAGCTCCCACTGCATTTAAATCAGCAACAGTCAGACCCAAGGCACTGGCTATATCTTCTAAACTAAAGTCTGACCCTTTAAATGCAGTTATATCTTCAGCGGTTACAGTTTTACCAGCTCCCCCAAAACCTTGTTCTGTTAAATAGTTTTGTATTTCAGACAAGCCGGTTGAAGTAGCCATACTAGCCCCCACTGCATTTAAATCAGCAGCAGTTAGGCCCAAAGCACTAGCTATATCTTCTAAACTAAAGTTTGACTCTCCAAACGCAGTTACATCTGCGGCAGTTACAGCTTTACCAGCCCCGCCAAAACCTTGGTTTATTAAATAATTTTGTATGTCAGATAAACCAGTAGAAGTAGCAGTTTGACCTGCATACTGTTCAATAGCATTTAAATCGGCAACAGTTAAACCTAAAGCACTGGCTATCTCGTCCAGATTAAAGTCTGACTCTCCAAATGCAGCTACATCATCAGCGGTTACTTCTTTACCCCCTCCACCAAATCCTTGGTTTATTAAATAATTTTGTAATTCAGATAGCCCAGTAGAAGTAGCTGTTTGACCTCCATAGGTAGCTGCATTTTGAATATCTGCAACTGTTAAACCTAATTCTTCTGCTATTTGTTCTATTGTAAAATCTGATGAGTCTAAAAACTCAACTGCATCTGCCTGACTTATAGCTTGCCCTTCTCCTCCGTAACCTTTGTTTATTAAATATGTTTCTACAGGAGTTAAAGAAGTAGCAGTAGAAGGGGTGTAGCTATAAATTTGATTAAGTAAATCTTCACTTACACCCAGTTCGGAGGCTATTTCAGCTAAAGTAAAATTTTCTTGCCCCATAAAAGAAGTAACATCTTCTTTAGTAAGGGTTTTAGGAGAGGCACCATAACCTAGCGTTGAAAGATATTGTTGAAGTGCATTTTGTGTTTGTACAGGAGCACTATAGTCAGCAATAGCCTGTAGTTGAGAAGTTGTTGTCCCCAAAGCGCTGGCTAACTCGTCTAATGTAAAACCCGAAGTTAAAAAGTCTTGTACATGTGTTTGGGTTATATTTTGTGGAGTCCCCCCAAAACCTAAATTTGTTAAATAGTCATATACAGGATCAACAAAACTTGCACCTTCTGTAGTATCGACATCGCTAGAAGTAAGTACGCCTGTTTGAGTATCAACGCCAGGTATAACAGTTTCGGCTCCTATAGTGCCTATGGTACTTGCTGTCGAACTGTTAACCGCGTCTCCAAGACCTCCAACAGTAGATGTTTCTACAGGCATTCCTGTAGATGTTAAAGCAGGGCCACCAAACGCAGGGAGTAAATTTCGGTTGTAAGTATACTCAGGGATTTGTATTAAATTAGAATCTAAAGCTGCACCGCCCACCGCAGTTCCTGTAGGCACAAACTCACCAGGAGTAAAATAGTTTCTTCCATATTGACCAGGCCGCCTAATAAGCGTATCTACCGCATCTTGATTTTCCACAGTACCCCCTTCTTGATAAACATACAGCCGTTCTCCTTTTTCTTTTTCATTTTCATCATCGTCATACACCATAGGAGCAAAAATACTTTCCCCGCCAATGTCATAAAGGTAATCAATATCTACTACATCGCCCGGAGTTTCTCGTATACCTTGTACTCCAGAAGACATACGAGGCAAATAATTTAATGCCCCAGTATTTAAAGTATCAAGCGATCCAGTGTTTAAAGTATCAAGCGACCCAGAAGCTAAAGTTTCAAGTGAGCCTGAAGCTCCCGGCTCAAAACCCCCCGCTGTATTTAAACCTAAAAAATTAACAAGCGCATCTAAAGTACCTGTGCCCCCGTATAAATCGCTTCCTCCCGTACCCCCAGCTACATCAATTGCACCTGAACCTCCAAATATATCTGCACCACCTACACCACCAAACGCATTTACGTTTCCTGAGCCTCCAAATATATCTGCACTTCCTGTACCTCCGGCTACATCAACTGCGCCTGAACCTCCAAATATATCTGCACTTCCTGTACCTCCGGCTACATCAACTGCGCCTGAACCTCCAAATATATCTTCACTTCCTGTACCTCCGGCTACGTTTGCACTGCCTGTGCCTCCAAGTATAGAATCTAAAGCATCTAGGCTTCCGTATCCTTCTGGCGCTAAAGTACCTTCTACAGAAGGTTTATCTAAACTAAGGGTTCCGGTTATTGGATCAGTGGTAGTGGTATCGCCATCACCACCAGTAGTAACTACCTTGTTAGCATCCTCATCACCAGTAGTAACTACCTTGTTATCATCGTCATCATCATCTTTAAACCAACCAGAAACAGCAGCCGCTGCACCGATGCCACCTAATATAGCAGTAACTGTTTTTTGCCAATCTTTTTTGCTTTTTTTCCCTGCTGTACTAGCTGAAGTTGCTGCTGCGGTTGCTTCTGCTGCCCCTCTTCCAGTACCGGTTCCTCCCGCAGTAGCTGTACCGCTTTCACCGCCTGTAAGTACCTTTCCCGCTGCTTCAACAGCATCTAATATTTTTTCTTGTACAACCTGTCGTCCTTTTCCTACTGTATTATTAAGAATATCTACTAATACTGTTACAGGTAGTCCAGTAGCTTTTTCTAGTCCTGCAATCCCACCTTCTATAGCAGCGTATACCCAACCCCCGTGGTCTTGACCCAGAATTTTTCTTAATATGCTATCAAGCGCACCTGAACCACTTGTTACTCCTATATCTGTTCCTTGCCCTTTATCGTCTACCTCACCTACTTTAACAGCGGGGTCGCCGGGAAGGTCTCCATCTAAAATAAAATTATATTGCACCCCCATTGGCCCAAATATAAGCCCCTTTGCTGCCTGGTCATAAAGTGAAGGATCACCATAGACTTTTTCAAAATCTTTATCAAAAGCCGAAAGATCATCAGGGTTGTACAAAATAGAAGCACGTTCTACGCCCCAGTTCTCATAACCTACGCCACCTACACGCATAAAAGTATTATCTGGTCTAAGTGTTCCATCAGGAAAATGCGTCATATCTTTAAGTATTTTTTCAGCGGCATTTTCAGCCCCTCTTATACTTGCATGTGTATCCCAGTCTTCAGCAATAGCAGCTTCTAAAGCTTGTGCTTTTAAATTTTCTACTTCTTGTAGTTTGTCTCTGTATATTTGAAATAAATTTCTATCGCGTTGTATATTTTGTGCAACTGTTTGTAATTCTGTATCTTCTGGGTCAGCCGCTGCCGCTGCTAAAAGTCTGGTATTAACACGTTGTTCAAACTCCCAACTTTCTTGTGCAGTCCAGTCAGCAATGGAAGACATCCCTTCTACAGCTTCCATGATTATATTGTTTAGGGTTGCTTGTGACTTAGGACTGCCCATCGTCCCCGTATGAGGGATGCTTCGGATCAATCCAGAGTAGCCTAAAGTGCCTCCAGTATATTTGTCCCCCAATATATCTGGTTGCGGCCCTTTAGGTTGATCGTATGCAATGTTAGTGTCACCTACAGGCATCTAAGGTAAAGTCCCCGGTAGTGCTGAAATTAAAAATACACTGGCAATAGCAGAAGGTATGACAGGGCGAGGGCTGGATGCCGCCTGATGATTAAGACTTACATTAGTATCAGTAGTTGCCCACATAATTTCTATGTACTGCCCTATTTGTACATCAATTGTAAAATTGTAGTTAAACGCATCAATACTGCCTGAGCCTGATAAGACATGCTGTTTAGCAGTATTTGTTACATCTGTACCACTTCTTTTTACCCAAATATCAACGGTTTTGGCACCGGCGGAAGTGCTAGTTAATTGAGCTGACACTTCAAAATTGTAAACCCCTGAGTAGGTTGGGGTTATTTGGGTATTAGACGCTACGCTCATGGCTTCGCCAAGATACGTGTTTTCAAACTGTATTGCGTATGCAGTGCCCGTGGACCCTGCGGTTTGATCTACTGTGGAATAAAATTTTCCATTAGGAACACTTAAAAACCTGCCTCCGTAATCCCCGGTCAACAAGTTTACCGTATTTGATAACCCGTTGAAAAACAAACGCAATATATTATTCAGGTCATCAAGATACCCACTTAAAGCTGTTCCTTTTGGGGGTATAGGCAATGCTGAATTAGTAACCTTGTTTATAAGGTCATTAGGCATTATCCCCTCCTGCCGTCAGGACGCATATCCATTCTAGGTGCGCCCAGCTTCCACGTTACTCCTGTAGCTGTAGATTCAATTTTAAACGACATTTGCCGCCCCCGCACACGAATAAAAACTTCCCCAGTGTATGCCTCTATAGGTGTTGTAGCTGTTCTAGTAACAGTAGCGCTACTATTTCCCCCCGCAGAAGCAGGATTATATCGCCCGGAACCAGAGTTTTCTAAAGGGTTTAAAGTTAAAGTAGCGGCTGGAGAGGCTGCCGTAGACCCGTCAAAAGTCATATCGGGCAACATCCGGTTTACCAACATAAACCGATCACCGTCATCCAGATCAAACTGAGTAGAAGTAATGCTAGCAGTAATAGCTGCTGGAGTGCCTGTTTCGTTATTGTCTACTCCTTTTTCATGGCTCACTAACTTGTTACTAAAAGTAGCTGCTAACGGATGCACACGTAAATCAGAATCAAGCCATGCTGATCTAGCTAAACTACCGTAATACCAGATATTTTCTACATAATTATAGACCACATAACGGTCATTTTGAGTAACCCCGTTAGAACAATAAAACCACCATATTTCATCAAATTCTTCATTAGAACCACAAACGATCTGGTCATACTGTTCTATGTTAAAATCGTCAAATACATAACTACGCACTTCACAAGGCAATGTTTTAACAGTGCCATCATAAAAATAAAATTTATTTTTACCCATCCAATAGGCAACATTATTAGAATAAACGGCTGAATTAGAACTAGCGGTTGTAATATTAGAACCTAGTAAAGTTGCACCCCATACCTCCGGCGCACCCAAATACTGAAGTCCATATAAAGCCGCATCAGTCCAAATTAGAATTTCTTGTCGGGCTTGGATAGCTTGTATTATTTCAGTACCCTCAGATAAACTTAAACTACCGGACTGATTAATAGCTGTAGGGTTCCAGTCGCTTATATCTTCTTGGTCAGACCACCGGATGAGCATAGGATCAAGTGTAGAACTGCCCACAGCATTGGCCCCAAAACAAAATGCAAACCTGAAAATATCAGAAACAAAAGCTATATTAGCCACTGTAGGAACCTGTGCCGCACCTCCTAAAGAACTTACTAACACCCCTCTAGTAGCTATACCACCGCTTGCGTCCCAGTAATATAAAGCTCCATTTCTATGCAAAAAGAATAAATCTTCACCAAAATTTGATTGGCTCCATAACCGCATCCCTGCCTGAGTAGTTCCCCCGTTACCCCATGTACTTTGACTCCATGTACCAGCACCCCACCCAGTAAACGGCACTTCAATTTCATTACCTGTATTTATTTGATAAGCACCTACAGTGCTTCCTCCTCCATTACCGCTATCAGAAGCATTTGCTGTAACTGTAGAACCGGAAGTATCTTTAGCTTCTATAGTGTAGGAATTATCGTTTAGGCGCGTAGCTATCTGATACTCCTGATTAAGCACCGCCGCAGTAATATTACCTCCTAAAGAAGCCGCACCTGAAAAAGTTACAAAATCATTCTGAATAGAACCGTTTGATGTATCAGAAACAGTTATAGTAGCGTCCCCGTTTACAGCCGCAAAGGTAACATCGCCAGCAGATGTAGTTTCTCTAATAGGGGTAATATCATAGTACGCGCCACCTTTTTCTAGGTAATACTTAAGGTGTGTACCTACAGAAACAAGATTCTGTAAGCCTAATGTTGCCCAGTTATGGAGAGAACGAGATATGCCTAAAAATGTACTAGCAGAAAGTTGCTCCCAGCCCCCTATTTTTTGAGGTAGTCCCCGTCTGAATCGCACTTTTTCAGCTTCATACCACTGGCCTTCGGCAGCATAACGGGTAGACTCCCTATTCACTCCCGCTTTAAACTGTAATTTTTTAACCGGCATGGTTACCCTACATACTCGTTAGTTTTAATCATGTCTGTTACTTCCAGGCTGCGGCCTTTTACTTGCCGTGCCCACAAACTGTCCAAAAATTCAGTAGCTGCTGCGTCATAACTACCTTTTTCCATATGAGCAAGTGCTTTAGCAAATTTAGAAAAACGAAGGCGTCCCAAGTTAAAGTGCATATTAATAATTCCGTCCCGCCTAGCCCCATCTTCCAAGTCGTTAAACCAAGCGTACTCTGCACTTAACTCTTTAATAGTTCTAACAATATCATTACTTAACATAAAATCTATTTCTGCTATGCTTAAACCTAGTCCTTTGTGAGGGCCGTCTGAAATATTACGCCCTGCACCAATGTGAACCGTGCCGAACTGGTCTTTGTAAGCATGTGTTCTTACGCCTTCATGCCGTTTTAATTGTTCTATAAGCTTTTCCATTCCCTTAATCTCCATTATGACTGCTTCCGAAGTAGAAACTGGCAATACCGCTAACAAGCCCCCCAAGATAACCAAGAACAAGATTGACAATGGCATCATCATTACTTTCCGGTGCCTGGAGCGTAACCATAAATATATACGCCAAGAACCCAAGCATTGCCATAACTGCAATGACTTTAGGCGTAGGGTCTTTGGCGAACTTAGCCCTTGCGTCTTGCCTGTCTTCAGTCTCAAGCCTGAACCCCTCGATATTCGCAGTGAGCTTTTTTATCTCTAATTCTGCGTCCTGCAAGATTTCTGCTTTTTCTGGTTCTCTTTCTATAACTTCTTCGATCTGCTCGATGCTAGATGTTTCTGGCATTCCTAGCTTTTTAGCAGCTATTTTGATTGCCATTCCCGCAATAGGATTACTACTAGCTACCGTTTTAAGCAGTGTGGGGGCTAACGCTCCCAGAATCCCTTTAAGTTTCATAAAAGATTAACCATAACTTTATGAGCGCTTCCACATTACTAACCACTTTTGTCAGTTGCTTCAGCCTCTTCCTCCTCGACAATTTCGTCAATAGTATCGCAAACGTCTGGAACCGCTATACCAGTTGTAACTTCAGTAGCTACGCGCCCTACAGCTCTGATACCTTTATAGACTCCAGAGCAATAGAGTTCTTTGTTGGCAATCATTTCTTCTGAAACAGTACAACCGCCCAACATAAAAACGACTATTAAACTAATTAATTTCCACCTCATCGGCCATTTTCTCCAATTCTTCTAATTCATCTTCATTAGGCATTTCATCCTGTAATGCAAGAAACATATTTAAACGCTCTTCATAACCATCCATCATGTGGTCTGTAATACGTTCTGCTATAGCCCCGCCCTTTCTGTCTGTTTTTCTTAGTGCTTTTTCAGGGTCTATATAGTCCATTCCACTGTTGGCAAAGTATAACATTGTCTGAGATTTAGAAGGCCCGTAACAAAGACGCGGGATTCGGGCCACCATATCACTTCCCTGTACACAGGAGATTTGTTTGTCTAATTGCATAGGGCGTTTAAAACCTTTAAAAAAAACGTTTGGCTTGCCAAAGGTAATAAGATTAACATTCGGATGCTTCTTCCAGATTTTAGCTGCACTTAGCTCTGCTAAAGCACCACCAAGACTATGCCCACAAATTAAAGTTCGCTTCTTCCAGTCAATCATCTTGACTACTTTTTTCCAGACTGATTTGTGTGCCAGGGCAAAACCACCATGACAGAGCCTTCCAGCATACGGTACAGGTATTACCATTGCATCAGTTAGCCAATCTCTGCCCTGTTGTGTGCCTCTAAAGGCAATAATATCTATGGTTTTTCGTTTAGCGACATAAACAGTGGTAGAAGTGAATCTACTCTCGATTTTGGCAGCTTTTGGATTTTCATCTTTATAGGCTTTCATGGCCCACGAACAAGCCATATTGAGTAATACAGGGTCTAGTTTCATTTATCGGCCTTGTTTTCTAGTCTTTTGAAGATCGCACCTAACATGTCTTTAATTTCTCGAATATCTACACGGTAATCATCTTTAGCAACGTATTTTTCCGGCACTAATTTCATATCTTCGTCTAATTTGTCAAGAAGTGCAAAAACGCGATTAACCATCCACCCGCCAAAAAAAGAAATAAGGATAATAGCTATATTAAACATGACCTGATAATCCATAATTACTCGTTATCGTTAAGGGGGTTATCTAACATCTGTTGGATTCTACTTTCCAGATCGTCTCGTATTTCTCTTAACTCTAGGTCTACATCTCTAAGAGTATCATTAACCCGCTCTTCTAAGGCATACACATCATCCCTAAGCTCTCTAGTAGTATCTGCCACCGTATCTTCTGCCGTTCTTGCAATGCTCTCAGACTGCCTCACATCGCTTTCAATTGTATCTATCTGGTCATTAATGTTTGCTAACATACGTTGGTTTTGGGTTTGCATGGCATCAGTTTCATTTCGTAAAGAGTCTTCTACCGTATCAAGGATGCGCGACTGATCCGTAAGTCTTGATTCTAGGACTGCTAAAGCCTCATCGTAGCCACTAAAGTCAGGGCTAACGTACTCAGTAATAGCGGTTTCAGCATCAATCAATCGTTGGTATACCTCAAAACCACCCCACATAGACCCACCAATAGCCCCTAAAAGCGGCACTAATAGCAGTATTTTCCCACCTGTAATAGTGGCTCCGCCAAACTCCAATTCTGTTTTTTCAGTCATATTGCTGCCCCACTAAATCTTGGAACCTCTGTGCGCCCTGTCCTTGCAAAGCTCTTACATTTCCGTCTACAGGCGCATTGCCCCCGTATATTTCTCTGGATTGATACCACTGCTGTTGATCTATAAGGTCTATATTGTACGCTTCTACACCTTCAACTCTACCCATCAGAAGAATGGTTAAAGACTGATCGTCAAAGCCTCCAGAGTCCTGCATCCCCTCTAGCTGTGAATCTTGAGCTTGCTCAATCTCTGCGCTGGTCATGCTTTGTATAGCGTTCTCAGCCCTACGAACAGTCTGCTGCTCTTCTACACTAGGAGGAGCAACATCAAATTGCCCAAAGTCTGGAGCCTGTTGGCTTAGGAACTGCCCGACACTCTGACCTGCGCCTAACGCATCATTAAAGTCTTGCTCAAATTGCATCTGTTGGGCTGAATCGCCTAAATCCTGCGTAGCTTCTAGCTCTTCGGACTCCTCGGCTTCATTAACCTGAATGCTTGATGTTTGCGTAATAACCTCTTGTTCTGTGGTCTGAACATCAAAAAAGCCCGTATCTACCTGCTGGATAACCTGTTGCTGTTGTTGCTGCTGTTGTTCTTGTTGTTCTTGCTGCGCTCCCTGCTGCTGCACTTCTTCTCGTCTTACTTCTTGCATGGCAAGCTGTACATTACTTGTGTCACCGTAAACCGCATCTATTTCAGCAACCGCAGTAGAGGCAGCTTGTTCTGTTACCTGTAGTAGCTCAGATTTAATGTCTAAGGTATCAACGGCAAAGTTGCTTTGAGTGGTGCTTACAATGCCTACGCCGCCATAGTTAAAAGACATATCCACCGATTCCGAGCTGGTAAAAGAGCTTTGGCTTTCCATTGTACTTTGCGAGTTGAAAGAGCTTTGAGCGGCAAAAGCGCTAGTCTGGGCCACAATGTTTAAAGCAAGACCAGTAACATCAAG